GTATTTTGAAATCACCTCTATCTTATATCTTGCTGACATGCTTTTACCCATGACACCTAAATTCACATCTAATTTGATTTATGAACCATCTGATAAAGGGATACCTGGTGACATGATGGTTGCTTATTCCAAGTCAATTGAGATAATGAGAAACGGTGGCAACTTGCAACAAGGCTACCTTGCTTTCAAAATATATGCGAGTTTGGTCGCTGGCATATATGGGATGCCAGTAGAACCCACAATGTATAAAATCCCTGAAGAAATGTGTGGCTTACCTGACCCAAGCCCTGTAATGGTGCTGCTTATGGGTACTTTCTCTAATCTTCTTAGGCTCTATGAGACAGACCCTGAAACATTGAGGAACTGTGTTGCTTTCTGCTTTGCTACAAATAGTGAGTTAGAAGAAGATTTCAACTTGCCTGCTGTCAGCTACAACACTACCTTAAACTTAAAGCAACTAGAGGATTTAGAATATCTAACTAAGGATCTGAAAGGATGGGAAAAAGATTTTATAACTAATAAAAACATTGCTGAGTTCAGCATAGACCACAGCCACATACACCACCTTAATTACATTAAACTGCTTATGAATGAAAATTTCTTGAAAGCTTTAAAAAAAGATACAACTGCTGACAAGATTTTCCGAACTCATTGGATGGTTTCAAGACCTTGCATAAAAACATCAATATACCCATTGATGACTCAGAAAGAATACTTCAATGTGGTGTCTAGATACCTAGCACTCATGAATGGGGGCACAGTGATAGGGCCTGAAATTATAGACATCAATGTTTTAAAAGAGTCCATTGAAAGAAATAAATCTAAATCAGACCAATTCTTAAATTTCATAAAGAGTTTCCACACAGATTACTTCAAACTGTCAGAAATATGGAGGCACTATGACATGGGTGACGAGATCGTCCACAAAAAAGGAAGAACCTTTAAGCCTTACACATTATCTTTAAAGAGTCATATAGGTTTGCCAGTAGTGAAGTATGAACCAAGTCACATGGCACTTTTGTTGCTTGAGCCTCAATACTCTTACATGCTAAAATTTAACGACAATGCATTTGACTATTGTAAGTGGATGTCCAAGATATTGACTAGGTTTAACATAACTGAACCTACACATGTGAAATATGCCTTATCTAAAATAGTCAGGAAAAGCTCTAATGTATTACATCTCATATGTACAGTTTCATCGGTGAATAGGCAATTGTATGGTGTTGTTGGACTATCAACATTAATTGGAGAATGCACTTTTAGTGGTGCAGTTATAAAAGGTGTATCCCTGCCGAATGCATTAAATTACAACTATATATCCAGGAAGGCTGCTTTGAGTGAACAAGCAATTTTTATAAATGATATACTGAATCTAGTTTACTTATGTTACAGCATAGGGGCTGAAAATTACCTCAACACTATATTGTTAAAAAGTGACGAAGGTCCTATCAGTGTTACTCAATCATTACACAAACTGCAAGTCAATCTGGGTCTATTGACTCTGAACAATTTGACTAGATTGAGCATAATTAATTATATGAGACCAGGACAGAGGATGGCTACTATTAATGTTAATATATTGCCACCCATTCTTTTGAGTGCTTTCACAGTGAATCAAAG